CTAGTTATACGTCTAGCAACACGCCTCCAGAAGGCGTAGGTTCTTTCACTGTGTTTCAGTTACTTAGTTCAAAAGCAGAGTCGGAATACATATGGGTCTGTTCCTATTCGGCTTAACCATCGAGAACTTAAAGTTTAAATAGTCTGATCCGTAGTCAGTGATATCACTAGTATCTCCAGATCTGAGATTTATAAAAAAGTGATTCGACTCCTCAGGATGTAAATTCCATTGGAACTTCAACCATATCTCATAGAGATTTTCACCTAAAGCGCACATGTTATGAATTAATTCATAAGCTCGACGCCTTTCAGCTTCTCTAGTTTTACCTCTTGGTCTCCACTTCTCAGGTTGAGTCATGCTCTTGATTGCATCAACTTCTTCCTTAAGAGGCATACCAGTTTTTCTATCCCAATCAAAACCGAGGTAATGATACGGTTCATGTTTACTACGTACCTTGGACTTAGATAATTTCAATTTGAGGCCAAATCTTATCGCGTAATTGGCGATTTCATGTAAATTTACGTCTTTATTGGTTGTAAATATTGAATCGTCACCACAAACAAACACTTTCTTTGAGTGAAAGTTTAGACTAAACTTTTCCATTATTGCAACTAATATAATATAGTTTACAATTGAATCGATTAAGTTTGTAAAAAGACTTCCACTAGGAACACCATGGTTTTTACCTCTGTAAAGGTTTCCGTCTGGCATAACTATTGGTGTATGTGTGAAATAGTATTCAATTAACCTCCATTCTTTATATTGATCTGGCGTGAAGTCAAACCAAGTCGCTAAAATATTAAAGGCTTTTAATATTAAAAATGTAGGTATAGTTGAATCAAATGACGAGTAATCTAGTTCTACGATATTCCTTTCCGTTAAAGCCCAATGCGTTCTAACGCCAAGAGTGGCTCTTTTTTGACAATAAGGTAAAGGAGTGTTCATATTCCTAAATTTATTAATCAGCGGTTTACCGTACTTTGTCTCAAGGATAATGGCATCTAAAGGATAATTCCAAGTTAGACGTGTTTTATTTCCTCGTTGGGTGCGAGCCCCAGCTAGACATGGTTTTAAGCTGATTTCACCGTTAATTGCACGTAAATAATCGTTGTAAGCTTGATCCCAGGCTTCACCTTTCTTTTTGAAATATATACCAGCACTTTTATCGAGGTTTACATGAGCATAAAGCTCTTCCTCAGATGTTAGTGGAGTTAAGTATCTTCCATTACGAGCGAA